AGCATGATCGCTGAAAAGCTGAAGCGGGACCAGGAGTAGTAATGGCATTCGGGCGGCAGCGACGTGTCGTACAAGATGCCATGACACCGTCCCCACATGCGGGGGAACCCAACTCCCTTGTAGCGGCTGCTGCCCGAATCTCCCTTCAGGGTCAGCGCACCTGGTTGAACTACCGCTTCGGTGACAACACGTGGCAGGAGGAGTGCTGGCGTCTGTACGACGTGATCGGTGAGCTTCACTTCGCCGCGTCGTGGGTCGCCTCTGCCTGCTCCCGGGTCCGTATCTATGTGGCCGATGTGGACAAGAACGGTCGGGTCCAGCAGGAAACCTCCAAAGCCAAGATTGCTTCCCTCGCAGACACCTTGTTCGGTGGTCCCCCAGCTAAAGCTGAGGCGCTGCGGATGCTGGGACTGAACCTGACTGTGGCCGGGGACGCCTACATCGTCGGGAAAGCTGGTTCCGAGAATGATCCGGACCAGTGGTTTGTGGTGTCGTGCTCTGAGTTCAAGAAGTACCGGGGAACGCTGCGGTACGAGTGGTCCGACGGAACCATGGGAACGATTGAGGACGGCGACATTGTCATCCGAGTCTGGACCCCGCACCCCCGTAGGCACATCTGGGCAGATTCACCTGTCCATGCCGCTATGCCGATGCTGTGGGAGATTGAGCGACTCACTCGATACGTGTTCGCGCAGATCGACTCCCGCCTTATCTCGGCTGGACTGCTGCCCATTCCGAAGGAAGCGTCCTTTGTAGACGATGACGACGAGCTAACCGGTGCCGAGGGTCTGACTGCTCACCTGACTCGGGTTGGTTCCTACGCCCTGAAAGGGGAGGGCACCGCTGCCGGCGTGATGCCGACTGTTATCGAGATGCCGATGGAGGCACTGGGCAAGATCAGCCTGGTGCAGTTCAACTCGGAACTGTCCCAGCAGGCCCGCGAACTGAGGCAGGAGGCAGTGTCACGGTTCGCGACTGCGATGGATTTCCCACCGGAAGTCCTCGGCGGCACCGGGGGCACCAACCACTGGTCTGCCTGGCACATTGAAGAGTCCGCCGTAAAGATCCACATTGAGCCACTGATGACTCGGATCTGTGACGCCCTGACAACGGCATACCTGCAACCTGCTCTCAAGCACCTGAAGGAAGACCCGGACCGGTACATCTTCTGGTTCGACACCGCCCCGTTGACGGTACGTCCGGAGCGGTTGAAGGACACCCTGAACCTGTACGAGAAGGGCATCGTGTCCGCTGAGGCGGTCATCATCGCCGGGGACTACAAGCTGTCCGACATGCCCGACGACAAAGAAGACCTGATGCGGTTCACTCGGGAACTGATGCTGCGGGACCCGAACCTGATCCAGTCGGTGGACATTCGGAAGGTCGCGGGTTACACCGAGGACATTCTTCCCGCAACTGCTGTTGTAGCTCCAGCCGCAGGTACGCCAGGAGCCGGACCACCACCTCCTCCCGCTCCGCCGACAGGGATCCAGCCCACAGGGCCCGCACCTCTTCCTCAAGGGTCTGTGGCAGAGGGAGCACCGCCCCCGGTGGAAGGTGAAGGCATGGTGGCGTCGGCGTCTGTTCCGCCATCAGTGACCACCTTCGTCGTAGCGAACGCTGTGGCTCTCCGGGCACTCGAAGTGGCCGGGAAGCGGTTGCTCACCAGAGCCCACCGTCAGGAAGTACACGGCGTGGCACCGGAGGCACTTCACACTCGTATACGGGTCACTGACGCTGACCATGCCGGAAAGCTTCTCGCTGGTGCGTGGGATCATCTCTCCTCGCTTGCTGCGCATCTGAACATCGAGGAAACCGATGTCCTGGCTTTGCGGAACACTCTCGATGGCTATTGTACCCAACGGTTGCTGAACGCTAAGCCACACGATGCGATCGTGCTCCGCGACGAGATGTCCCAGCGGGGGCTGATCGATGTCCCGATCCAGTGACGAGAGCCACCTGACATCCGTTGTCACGTCCGTGCTGCGCTCGTGGGTGGATCGGGTCCGCAACAAGGTGATGGCCCCATGGCGGTCGTACCAGATGCAGCCAGACCCAGTGGCGGTGTACGCGGTGCCGTGGGAGACCGACACCATCCTCACGGAGATCGGGAAGATTTCCATGAACGCCTGGTCTCAGGCCACCGATGTGCCACCCGCCTCCCGGCATGCTTTCGTCATGGCACAGCTTGCCCAGACGGAGAACTTCCTGGTGCGGATGCCGGACGAGACCTACAACCTGATCTTCGCCGCGATGACAGATGCGGTGAACGGTGGCGGCGATACACAGGCTGTGGCTAACGCTGTGGACAGGGTGCTGACGTGGACGAACAGCGAATACTGGCCCCACCGTGCTCGTGTCATCGCTATCACGGAAACCACCCGAGCGTATGGTGTCGGAACCCTTGCCGCCGGCATGGAACAGAGCCGAGTCACCGGGAAGCTGCTTCGCAAGCGCTGGTTACGCGAGACCGACACGAGGGTCCGAGCCACACACAGGGCCGTTACTAGGGACCCGATCCCACTCACCGCTATGTTTCAAGTCGGAGTGGACCTTATGCTCTATCCAGGCGATCCCATGGCATCTGTGGACGAAGTAGCAGGATGCCGGTGTGATCTTGAAATCGTGGATGGAGGGTAGCCATGGTCGACCCGAACCCGGCACGTGGCATGCCGCTCCAGTTGCAGCGCTACTGGCTGGCCGGTAAAGGTGCTGCCAAGATCCGGTGGAACACTCCCGGAGACTTCCTCCGCTGCGTCCGTCAACTCACCAAATACTTCCCGAAAGACCCCAAGGGCTTGTGCAACATCCTGCACCAGAAAGCCACCGGAGGCCCCCCGGGACACGGCTCCGCAGAACACGCCCTGACAGCAGCATCCAAGGCACTGTTCTCCATGCAGGAACTCGGCCCCATGTGGGTCGGACCGCTGGCACCCATCAACCGGCCAACGGGTGAACCGCACCAGCAGCGGCTGTTCGAACCCGGTGCTCTGGACGCCCGGTCCCTGCCGCTGCCGCTAGCGTTCCGGAAGATCTCCACGCATCAGGGACACTCTGGTGCCGTCACCGTGGGCCGGATCCTCGGCACCACCATTGGTCCCGACCACCAGGGCCAGGATTATGTGTGGGGCTGGGGCGACTGGCTGTCCGAAGACATCGTTCCCGAAGTCAAGGAAGCTCGTTACCTGAACTCTCAAGGAGTTCTGGGTCCGTCTCTTGATCCTGGCGGTCAGGTTGTCGGCACCATGAACCCGGAGTCCGGTGTTATTCACTTCTCCCGGTACACCCTCGGTGGCGCGACCCTGGTCGCGATCCCGGCCTTCACGGATCTTCGTCTCTTCGATCTGAACGAGGCTGGGGACTGGGACGATGAAGAAGACATGGTCCTGCCCCCGGACTCCAGTGACTGCGGATGCGGAGAGTACTCGTCAGACGTGGAACAGGATGATCCGTGGCGGCATGGAGTGTCAGACGTGGAACGGACTGAGCGGGGCGCGGGTAGTCAGGCTGGATCGGACGAAATCGGGTTGTCGGATTCCATTGTACCCACGTTCGCTGTGAACGGTTCCGGCTGGCGGGGACTCCCGCTGGCCCCTCGGGAAGCGATCTTCGACAATGATGACGCAGTTAAACGTATCACTGCGTGGGCTGCTCAGGGATCTGGTCGCCCCGATCCTAAGCTTATGTCCCGCATGTTCATGTGGTACGACTCCAACGGGAACCCTTCGGATCCCACCAGTTACCGTCTTCCCCTCGGTGACATCATTTCCGGTAAACCAACAATGGTCTATCACGCTATCTATGCCGCCGCTGCCCTCCTTTCCGGTGCCCATGGTGGACTTCCCAACGTTCCCGATGAGGAAAAGGGACAGCTTCGGGGAGTGATCTCCGAAATCTATCCTGAGATGGCCACCGCATTTAACGACGCAAATATCAAGGCACCTTGGGATCAACCCGCCGACGTGGCTGCACGGGAACAAGGAGGAGGTCAGTTCGCTGTGGCAGAGGAAAAGGCCGAGCCCTACGGCAACGTGCAGTACGCCGATCCGGGCTACCGGGACAACAAGAAGCGGTACCCCATCGACACACCGGAGCACATCCGTGCCGCGTGGAGCTACATCAACGTTCCAAAGAACGCGGGTGAGTACACGCCGGAACAGGTTAAAGCCATCAAGGAAAAGATTGTTGCCGCCGCGAAGAAGGCGGGGATCGAGATCTCTGGGGAGATGTCCATGGGCTACCCGCTGTACCCACCGAAGGCATGGTTCGATAAGCCGAACCTGGACAAGCTGACTCCTCTCACCGTGGATGCGGACGGTCGCGTGTACGGGCACCTGGCGGCCTGGGACACCTGCCATCGGGACGTGAGTCAGAACTCCTGCATGCTGGCACCGAGGACGCAGAAAGACTATGAACCTTTCCACCTTGGAACCGTGTTCACTGCGGAAGGCGAAGCGGTCCGTGTCGGAAAGATTGTCATG